AAAAAAAATATAAAAAATTTTCACGAAAATATTATTCAATTAACTTTAATTGCAACACAATTTTAATTAAACTTAATAGAATATCAACTACGGCCAGCAACTCTAGCTATCATTAGCTACGTAAGCAAAGCTTAAGTTAAACTTAGCTATACTTACAGAAAAACCATAAAGGAGTATCCGTGGCTAAAGCACCGAAGCCAGTCCCAGTTGCACTCTTAAACCTTATGAAGTTAGAGTATGAAGCAGGGGCTGAGATAAGCACAATATTAGATAAGTATAAAATTACTAAGGAGCAGTTGGGAGAGCCTGAGTGGCTAAGCAAGCCGCGAGTTGCAATCCTACCAGCTCTTAACAAAACACCTGCATCAATAGAACCTAATAAACCACTAGCTCCTGCGGTAGTAACTATAGCTCAACCAGCAACGCAAGACCTCAACGAAGCAGAGCAGGACGAGAGCGTAACCCGCATACTAGAGAAAATTAGCTCGTTCAAGGAGAAAGCGGTAGATTATGCCTTAGATATGATGTCGATGGTTGGAGATACTAAGGAGCTTAAGGACCTTATTAGTTCGGTTACAGCAATAGAGGCGACTTACAAAGACTTGAGGCCTAAGGATAATACTCCAGTAATAAACATAGCTATACAGAACTTGGTAGATAGGTTCCGTGATGATTGCTGAGGATAAAATAGACGAGCTGAAGTCGAGGGAGCTAACAGAGCAATATTCAGCGGCACAGACAACGCTCACCCAGGAGCAACAAGAGTTTATGGATAGTAAGCTCGGGTCTAAGTTGTGGAGAATGAATAACCTCTATACAATAAGGGATAAGAACGGTGTTAAGAGGATATTGACACTAAATCACAGCCAGAACAAGGTGCTTACGCAGTTTAAACACAACCGCAAAATAATACTTAAGAGCAGACAGCAGGGCATATCGACGCTATTTCTGGCATATTACCTAGATGACTGCCTGTTCAAGCCAGGGTTTCAGGCGGGTATCCAGAGTTATGGTCAGGACGAGGCTGAGAAGCTGTCGGATAGGGCACTACTGATGTGGGAGGATTTAGACCCGGATGTAAAGACACTACTCAACCTTAAGCTGGTGGCGAACAACTCGAAGCGTATGATGTTCTCAAATGGCTCAATACTAAAGATAGGTAACTTCCGTGGTGATACACTCCAAGGACTACACGTGTCCGAGCTAGGTAAGATAGCTAAGAAATATCCAGACAAGGCGAAGGAGCTAAAGACTGGTGCATTTCAGGCTGTAGGTAAGGATAATAAGATAACTATAGAAAGCACGGCAGAGGGTCGCAACGGGTTATTTTACGAGATGTGGCTTAAAGCGTATAATAAAGCGAAGCTCTCAAGGGACCTCAACCAGCTAGAGTTTCAGGCGGTGTTTCTTAGCTGGGTGGAGGACCCGGACTGTAACCTTAGTTCGAGAGTAGATATAAATGAGGCAATGCGGGAGTATTTTACTAAGGTTGAGCAGGAGTATGGCATAACACTAACTAACTCTCAGAAGTGGTGGTATGCGTCGAAGTATGAAGAGCTAGGTTACGAGATAAAGCAGGAGTATCCGACGACGCCAGAAGAGGCGTTTGAGCAGTCGCTAGAGGGTTCTATCTACAAGAAAGAGTATGACGCACTTTATTCGTCAAAGAGAGTGCTACCTAACTTACACTATCACGGGCTACCAGTCCTAGTTACTTACGATATAGGTGTTAATGACGAAACGGTATTAGTTTTCTCGCAGGTTGTGGATGGTGTCCCGAGGGTTATAGACTGCTATGCCGCTAGCGGTGAAAATTTAGAGCATTATGTTGAGGTTATGTGGGCACTTAAGAGGGATAAAGGGTATGACATACAAGATGTAGCTCTGCCACACGATGCGATGGTTAGGGAGTTTAGCACTGGTAAAACTAGATTAGAGAAGTTTTTGGAGCTTGGAGTGCCCGCTAGGGTTCTAAAACGCATAAGCATAGATGATGGTATAAGTGCTACAAGGGATTTTCTGAACGTTGCACTGATAGATGATAGTTGTGAAACGTTGCTCCTAGCTATACAGCAATACCACTGGAAGTATGACACTAGATTAGGTGTTTCGCTACGAACGCCTGAACACGACTGGACTTCTAACTACACCGATAGCTTGCGTTATACAGCCATAGCGGCAAATTATAATAAAAAAGAGCTAATATCTGATGACGAGATGGGCTACCCTGACGATTATTACCAAGATGATGAGTATTCAGGGCTTTAAGCTCAGTTTAAGCTATAATATGATATACTGACTACAAAATACTAGAGAAAGGGCTATAAAATGGGTGAAAATGGTAATCCAGAACAGGACGTTAAAACTCCTGAAACACTAGATACTGCTACCAGCACAGGCGATAAGGACTATGACGTTTCTAATTTCCTTAAGAATATTGAGGAGAATATGCCAAAAGATGCGGACGCGGTAGAATACTACAAGGGTAAGTTGATTGAGGCAGAAAAAAGGAGACGCGGCACTGTCGCAGGCTTCACCAAGAGCCAACAGCAGTTGAAAGCTGTGGAAGCTCAAGCTACGTTTTTGCGTGATAAGGTTGCGGCTCAAATAAAGCTTACTCCTGAGCAACAGGACGAGCTAGATACTCTAAAACTAACTGACCCAGACCAATGGCGAACTAAAATAGATGCCTACGAGGTAGCTGCCAAGAAGCAGTTTGAGGACGGTATAGTTAAGGAGCTAGAGCGTATTAAAAGCCTAAGTGCAGAAGAGTTTGAGAGGGAGAGATTAGCTGAGCAGCTAAGGGAATTTATTACCGCTAATCCTGAACTTAATCTTACAAAGGACGAAATCGCAGACCAAATTCCTCCTTTGTATATGAAAAGGCTAGCAAAGGGAGAAATTTCTTTCGAGGAGTTCCTAGGTTTAACTAAGAAATTCCTTACGGCTTCAGAGAAAACATTAGCTAGAGAGGTGCCTCAAGCAAACGGCACTGATATTAGCGGTGTTAGAGGTTCAAGCAATGCTCCTGCTAAAGCAGAGGTGTCCAATATTTTGGATAATGAGAAAACTATAACGTTCTAAAGGAAATAAAATGGCAAAACAAAGCACAGGTATCCTTCGATACGGCAACGCTCTTGAGCGTAAAGGCTGGATGGTCGAGGGTATGATACAAAAAGCCTCAGAAAGTTTTTGGAGAGGCTTAACTGGTAATAACCACGATGCGATTATTTATCAGAAAAATGATTTTAACGCAAAAGTAGGTCATAATATCATATTCGACTACAGCGGTAACCTAGCAACAGCAGGTTTTAGAGGTAAAGAGCAGGCGTTTGGTAACAGCCCAGCGAAAATGAAGTTTAGCGATAGCTTAACACTAGAGTTTGGACGCTATACCGTAGATAATGGTATGGAATTTGATGCTGAAGCAATAGGTGATATCGACCTTAGCACACACGCAGATAGCCGTGAAAAACTAGCTGACAACTTCGTAAGAGCTAAAGACCAAATGTTCTTTGACTTAGGTCAAGGTTATCTAAGAAATCAAGCTCCTACTCACGTAATTCGCCCTGGTAACAAAGCTACAATAGGTGCATTAACTGCAACTGATAAACTTAGCTGGGAGTTTCTAGTTAATATGGAAACAATCGTTAAGACAGGTATAGGTTATACAGTTGGTGGTCGCAGAAGCCCAATGAAACCATTTAAACTATCTGATGGTAGAAAAGTATGGCTATTGGTTTTGGACTCATTCCAAATTGCAGACCTACTTAAAGACGATAAGTTCCAAAGGGTTTATCAACACGCAGAAGTTCGCGGTATAGGTAATGCACTAATTAGCCATAACGTAACTCAAGTAGGTTCATTTGTGATTATGGAGGCTAGCACATTTGCAGGTTCATCTATAAATAACCAACTATTTAAAACTGCGGTAGAAATCCAAGGTCTTAGAACTGTGGATGAAAATGGCACATTTAGTGGAACAGGTAAAGCACAAGCAGGTAAAGTTGCTTCACGTGGTCTAATCTTAGGTGCTGGTGCATTCCAACTAGGTATGGGTAGCACTCCAGATTACAAGTTCCAAGAGAGCCAAGATTTTGGTATCACTAGCGAAAGTGCAATGCTCCTAACAATGCAAGCTGATAAATGTAAATTGACCGCTGAGGTTGAGGATTACAAAGAGGCTAAAGTTGCTAATATGGACTATGGCGTTGCTGTTATTGATACCTATAACGATAAACTAAGTCAATAAAGGATAATAAATGGCTAAAAGAGTAGATTTTACTAAATTTCTTGGTAATAACAAGAAGTATTCAGCTTCGGCTGCGATTGCTAATGTTAAGATTTCAGCCCTAAAAGAAGCAGGAGTTGAAACAGGTGATACTGTAGTTTTAACTAAAATCCCTGCTAACTCTTTAATTACAGGTGTAACTCTTGTAGTTAAAGAGGGTGCTACAGGTGGTAACGTTAATCTTAGCGTTAATGGTGCTGCGGTTGCATTTGACCTTGGCACTGTTAAAGTAACTCCACAAACTACTTTCGTCCCTACGGTAACCAAAGAAGTTGTAGAAGTTACAGGCGTAGTTACAATGGGTGCAGCTAATGTAGGTGAGGGTTATGCTGTAATAAGCTTTATCCCTCTTGATACATTTAACGGAATGTTCGTAGGTTAATACCTACGAACTAAAGGCGAGCGATGTTAGTTTCTAGTTTAATATCAAGTGTAAGGTATAGGGTTGGTGATGTCCCTAATACAAAATTTACCGATGCTCGTATAATTGAGCTGATTAATGAGGGCTTAGACGACCTCGCTCGCAAAGTTAATATAAACAAAGGCGAGTTAGTTCTCCCTGTAGTTCCGTATCAACGTAAGGTAGTAATACCAGACCCTGATTTTATAAAACTATTGAGGGTTAGATGTAATAACCAGCCTGTGGAAGTAAAGTCATTTAGTTCGATGGACAAAAATCCACAGTGGGAGGAAGAAATTGGTAGTAATTTAAAATCTGTCATATACAACCTCAACAATCCACGCGAACTTAGTCTTTATCCTTTGTTGGAGGAGCCTACCTATACAAATTATAGACAACTAAATAACTTTGTTTCTAGCGATGGACTTTATGGTATAGCAATAGATATACCAGGAGTTACAAGAGATAATATCGATGGTATTATCACTGGCTTAAAAGTAGATGATGACCTACGCATTATTTATATCCCAGAAGGTATGCAGCCAAACGGTCAAATGACTTCAATGGCTGATGGGTTTAATCTTTTAGATATAAAATACTCAAAACGTCCTAAACAAGTTAGCGAAAAAACTGACAATGTGGATTTAAATGAAATGTTTAAATCTACGCTAGTTTATTATGTTTCTGGTATGTTACTATTAGATGATACACGTGGCGAGAATATAAATAAAGGTATGTTATTTATCAACAAATATAAAACAGAGTTGGAGAATATCCAGGAACACGAAAAATCAGGCTATCAAAGTATAGCTGAGTATTCAGTGCAATATAGAACGGGATTTGGAGACGAATATGGCATCTAACATTAAAGAAATTTATGTAAATAAATTAACCTTAGAGGATATGGAAATCGGTGTAGGCACTGTAGTCCAAACCAGAGGTGGAGTGCAGGTTACTAGAACTAAAATAAATGCACAAAACTTCCCATACGATGAAACTAATACCTTAGGTCAAAGACTTAATAGCGTCCAAAATGATTTATCTAAGGCTGAGGAGCTATTAAATAAACTAGCTTCAAATAATAATGAAGCGAAAACAGTAAAAGAGGACGTTGATAGGCTTAAAAATGAGATAGTTACAAAGGTAGCTAGTGCAGTTCAAACGCTAGACGAGCTAAACGCATTAAAAGCTAATGTAGAGGGTAAAGCCCAAGAAGCTAGTCAAGCGGCGGCTAGTGCCTCATTTTCATCTACACAAGCAAGCACTACTTTAAATTCGGTTAATTTAGTATTAGGTGAGATTAATAAAATCCACGACGCTTTGAAAGTCCTACAAGAAGCAGTTGATAGTGCATTAGTATCTTTCAACTCAAAGATAGCTCGTGGAGAGGAGATTAATAGTAATATTATTGAAGCTAAGGAGCAATTTAAAACAGTAGAAACTAAATTATCTCAAGCAATACAATCAATTAACGAAATAAGAAAAGCAAGTGAGGACGCCGTAGCGGCTAGAGAAGCGGCACAAACCAGTGAGCGTAAAGTAAAAGAATATTGGGAACAAGCGGAAGAAAGACGCAGGGAATGGTTATCTATGACAAGAGGCCTTCAAGGAGACCCAGGTCCTCAAGGTCCTGCAGGTATTCAAGGTCCAGTTGGACCTAAAGGCGACACTGGACCAATTGGCCCTGTAGGACCTGCAGGTATTCAAGGACCAATAGGACCAATAGGACCAATAGGACCACTGGGACCTAAAGGGGATACTGGTGGAGGTATAGCTACATATATCTCAAAAGACCAGTTCCCTACTGAAGGAGACTATAAGACTTTATATATAGATAGCCAAACTAAGAGATTATATCATTGGAATGGCTCTTATGTCGCAATAAAAGGTGGAGAGAAAGCTTCTACATCAAGTGAGGGTGTTGTTCAACTTTCTAGCTCGGTAACTAGCACTTCAGAGGAGTTTGCGGCTACATCTAAGGCTGTAAATTTAGCTTATAAAGAAGCGGAGCAAGCTTTAAATACTGCTAATGGTAAATGGACAGCTGTGCCAGCATCTACAACCCAGGAGGGAATAGTTAGATTAAATGATACCTTAGCAAGTGATAGTTCTACACAAGCGGCAACTGCTAGTGTGGCTAAGACATTATATAATTTAGTTAATAACGCTATAAGTTATGCAGGCACTAAATGGACTGCTAAATATGCAACTGCAGATACTGCTGGTATAGTTAAAATATCGGATAGATTAGATTTAACAGATGGTTCTGTAGCAGCTAGTTCTACTGCAATATCTGAGGTTATGGCTACGATTAGAAGGGTAGAGAGGTCAGTTACAAATCCTACTAAATTAAATGGTAAATCTGCAAGTGTAGAAAATACTGGGGATACATTAGTTCTAAGAGATAATAATGGAGGTATAAAGGCAAATTCAGGTGTTTTTAATTCTTTAATTTACAATAATGTATTAAATAATAAGGATAGTATTTTTCAGCATAGTAATATAAAAATATTATTTACTAACAATGAAAACAATGAAGTTTTAGGTGTTACTCCAGCATCTTTCTTAAGTTGGGTAGGTATAAATTCAAAATATACTAAAGACCAAAGAAATGCTTGCTCAGTTAGTGTTTTATCTACTGATAACGGGGCTGTTTCTTTAACTTATTCGGATAATTACGATATTACTATGAAAGGCAATGGCGTTTTAACTCTAAACGATGTTCTAGTTGGTCAAAGTGGAATTCTTGTAGTTCGTAATGCTAATAAAATAACAGGGTTTGCTGCTAATTTAAAATTCAGGAAAATACCTACTGATTTACAATCTGTAGAGATATTCTCTTATTTTAAATATTCCGCTGACGCTATAGCGATGGGACGTGCATAATGAATACATCATTTATGATTGGGTGTTCTGATATAGACCTCTATAATAGAGGTCAAGTTATTTATAATAATCCTAGCGGTAGTAATGAACTAGAATTTTCGGTATGTAAGTGGGACGACTCCTTAGGTAATAAAGATTTAGAAGTTTATAATAAGAAGTTTAATACTACTTATTCAATTAGATTATCTGCTTACGGCTTAGGTAGTCAGTTTAAGCCGTTACAAGGCTACAGCTGGCTTAAGGTATCTTTTAGAATAGCAGCAGGATATTTACTATGTTCTAACGTTTTAAGTGTTAAACGGGCCAATGAAAATACTTATGACCAAAGTTCATTACAAATAACTAAAATAACAATAGCATAGGAGAATAGAAATGGCGAATTTATATAATTTAAAAACTAAGTCGGTGGAGTATGTAGATGTTATAACTTTACCTAACGGAGATAATATGTATCCTGAGGCTCTTAAAGATGAGTATCTAGTATCTTTAGGATATAAGCGGGTTATAGAAGTTGAGGCTAAAGGTATTCCGTCAGAGATTGAATATATTGCAAAAGAATATACAGAAGCTCCGACAAATTACACTATTAATAATGTAATTAAGCCTAAGACTTTGCAGATGATAGAAAAAGATTTTAAGGATTATGTGCAAATTATATTAGATAGTAAAGCTAAAGAAAAAGGTTATGATAATATAGTTTCAGCTTGCAGTTACGGTGGCTATGATAATGAGTTTAGACAAGAGGGCGAATTATTTGGTAAATGGCGTGCCCACGTCTGGCAATGGGGCTTTAAAATGCTTGCTGATATACAATCAGGTAAAAGAGAAATGCCTAAATCATTTGCAGAAGCCGTAGCTGATATGCCTCAATTAGATTAAAGGATAGCTTATGTGGAGTAAAGTATTAGGTTTTCTAGCTAATAGCAAAACTATAATAGTTATAATCTCGCTAGTAGCTGGGGCTTTGGTAACTCTTTTAGTTACTCAATATATAGAGATTAAATCTCTACAATCTAGCCTTGATAAAGCTAGTGAGAGGGTGCTAGTAGCTAAATTGCAAGCAGAAGTATCTAAAAATAATTTAGATGGTTGTCGCACTTCACTAAATGAACAGAATAAAGCCTTAGAACAAACAAAGGTTAATTTGGAAGAAGTGTATAAGAAAAAAGAAATAGTTAAAACCCGTATAGAATACATAAAAGTGCCAACACGAAACGCCGAGTGCGAAGCTAAGCTAAAATATTATGAAAATTTATATAAAGGACTTAGCAATGAAAGATAACATATTAAAGCTACAAGAAAAGGAGAAGGAGCTTAGATGTATGCTATTTATTATGTGCTTAACACTTATAACGTTCTTAGGTGGGTGTGCAACTAAGCCCGAAGTAGTAACTAAGGTGGAATATCAAGAAAAGATTATCCCAGTAAGATGTAATGTAACAATTCCAGAGAAGCCCGTTTACGACCCCTCTGACTTGGACACGGCTAAAGGATTAACTTTGTATTATTCAAGTATAGAGGTCTTATTGAAAGGGTGCGTATATGGAGTGGTTAAATAGTTTAGATGAGTATCTTGGCAAATATAAATGGGTGTTGGCTATCGGGTTTATTGGGGGCTTACTTAATGTAGGCTCTCGACCTGATAAAGGCTTAGGACGTAAAGTAATAGATTTATTACTTGGTATAGCTAGCTCTGTATTTTTCGGGTGGATTAGCTACGAAGTAATATTATTTATTTGGAAAGAGAACGGAGTAGCTTTAGCAGGTTGTGGATTTTTCGCTTGGAAAGGTGCTACCTGGTTTGGTGAGAAAGTTGATAAATGGGTCGATGCTAAAATCGAAGCTGAAAAACATAAAGGAGATTTCGGTGGCTTTACAAACGATGACAGAACCCTCTAATGCTGAAATATTAGAGCTTCTTAAAGATAAAAGAACTAAGTGCATAGTTTATACAAGGGTGATGGGATATCATCGCCCTGTAGAAGGCTTTAATTTAGGTAAAAAGGGTGAGCATAAAGAGCGTGTAAAATTTGTAGAAAGGGATATAAAATGTTGCTAAGAATAGATAGGTTTAAAGATATTAATGACGGAACTATAGGTAAATTTTATATAGTTGATAATGACGGCGAAAAACTTATGAGTGGATTTACTCTTGAGCCTGCAGGCCCTGACACTACTACACCTAACAAAGATAGACGCATACCAGCAGGTAAGTATTACTTAGATTGGCACGTTGGAGCTAAATATAAAACTCCACACCCTATAGTATTTAATGAGCAGGTATCTAAAAGTAGAGCAATACTTATACATAAAGGCAACTATCCTCAAGATACAGAGGGTTGCATACTTATGGGAGATAGCTATGATACTAAAGGCGTATATAACAGCGTTAAAACATTAGCTAGAGTATTTGAGTTACTTAGAGGTAATAAAGTATCTGTAGAAATTAACAATCTAATGGATTAAAATATGGCTAATGGTAGAAGTCCTGGGCGACGTTCTGGAACAGGAGGTTTTAGCGGTTCTGGTAGAAGTAGGGGAGGTAAAGCCAATAGAGGTGGCGGTGATGGTAAAAACCACTCTAAAGGAAGTATAAACTCTGGAGCTCTTGGAGGAGCTCTTGGGGCTCTTGGAGCTGCTCTCGGAGCTGCTTTTGGAGGTAATACTAGAGGTAATACTGGAGGTCTAAGTGATAGATTTAAAATTGTCGGTCCTAGTGTAGGCCTAGCAGGTCCTGCAGGCTATGTAGATATGGGCAGCCTAGGTAGTAGATATTCTAGTTACGATAAATGGTCAAACAACAGATATGCATTTGCTGGAAATCCTGCCTTATCTATGCAATATACTCCAAGGACAGGTGAATGGTCTATAGTTAATAATGTAACTGGTAGAACACTAGGTAAAATGGAAAGGCAGTGGGACGGGTCTTATGAGGCAACTGGTGTTTTCGAGCAAATGGCTAAAGGTTCTCCAGCCACTTTTGGTGTAGGAGAAACATTTAATAGCTATGCTATAAATGATAAAGGCCAGCTAGATTATAGTAAAGTTGTAGAAAAATTTACCACTCGTAAAAGCACAGTCCCTGGCTATGATTATACTACTATAACCGAAACAAAAGAATGGTATGGAACTAAAATAGAAAAAGCACATTATAATCTTGGTATGGGTAATGTTAATAGGGTTGATACTACAAGGGATACTTTTCTAGGTAAATTTACCACTGATTGGCACACAATGAATACTAGAAAAGGCCCTGTAGAAGTAGGCTTTGCTACAGAGATGGCTATAGATGCTTTTGAGGCGTTTAACGCTGATTATAAAACTATAAACAGCGTAGCTAAGGTTGCTAGTTTTATATCCACAGTAGCCAGTATAGCTTTGTCAGCTTTAAACCTAGTATCTGTAGCACCATTTGCTTTAAGAAACCTACAAGCTTTTAGTGTAGCCCTTAGCAGTTTAAATAATATAGCTGAAGGGTTAGGAACTTTAGCAGATATGTTTGGCGGCAATTTGTCAATAGGTTATACTGAACGTAGTTTAACTGGTGGTTCTAGTTTAACATCACATATGTTTAATGGCTCAAGCGAACTAATAGGAGTAACTAGAGAGAATTTGCCTGGTCTATATTTAACTAGCCCATTACACGGAGAATATAACTTTGCTAATACAGCAGAAGCTTTAATGCCTGTTAAAGATTATAGTATATTTAGCAGGAATGAATTTTTAAAACCAAATATACAACCAATGAAAGGAACAACAATGGCTCAAGTCGATATGCCGGTAACTCTAACTGGTATGAATAACGTAAGAGAAGGACATTTATTAAGCACTGATGAGGCTCAATATTTGAGAAATGTATCTACTATAACAGGGACTATAAAAAGCTCGAATAAGCACGGAACTCCTGAAAACTTAGGAGATAATTACGATGCTGTTTATCTATATGATGACGATGGATATGTGGGTGGTATTAAATACCGATTAAGAGATGAGGCTAGTTTTGCCAATGTAGCTAACCAAACATTTTGCTTAAAGAACGGTAGGCTATATAGAGTTAATACTAAGAAAGTTGGTATTAATACTATAGAAAATGCTATAGAATTGCCTACTATTAGTGCTGGTAGTGTATCTATTAGAATAAAAAATAGTATAGCTGATAGTTTATTAGAGCAAATACAAACTATGATACAAAATATTAAAGTTGTAGCTCCTGTTGAGAAGGTTAATGAAAAAGAACCTAAGGACGGAACTATCCCTAAATATGTTAATATAGCCGCTACTATCACAACAGAGAATTATAGTGATGGTATAAAAGAATATCTTAAAGATGGTAAAAGATTTTTCCATTTAAAAGGCACTACTGCCGCAAATAATGGCGATAGAATAGCTATTATACTTGGTGGGTCTATAACTTATGGAGTAGCTGCGGATAAATTATGGGAAATAGACGTAGATTTACTAGACGCTTTCGGGTCTGTATTAAACGTAAATAATAACGGAACTGATGAAATTTATTATGCTGTAACTGCATACGATAAAGCTACTGGAATGGAGAGCTTACCAGTAAAATCTAACTCTTGCTTTAACTTTAGTAAATTAATACATTTATACGTAGAGAACCCTAACGAAAAATACAGCCTTAAAATATACCGCAAAGATATATCTAGTTCAATGTATAAGTTTATAAGCTTACAATCATATAAAGGTAATAACGTATTTATAGATAACCTAGCTGATATACCGAGCCCGCAATTCTTAGATTTTACAGAAATTAAAGAAGTTACTGGATTAAAAGGATTAGTCGAGCATAAAGCTACTTTATTCGCTTATAAAGGCAGTTATGTTTATTTTAGTAAGCCAGGGCGTCCTAACATATGGAACGAACTACAGTGTGTTACAGTTAATGAGCAAATTACTGGACTAGCTAGCTCCCCACTAGGTCTTATGATATTTACTAAATATAGCACTTATTTATTAGGCGGAACTGATAGCGTTAGCTATACAATTTCTAACTTATCTAAATCTATAGGGTGTTCTGATACGAACTCAATAGCTAATATAAAAAATGCGGTTGTGTGGATATCAGATGGCGATGTTATGTTATCTATAGGTTCTACTATAAATAACTTAACAAAGGGTAGATATTCATTTGTAAATCCTGGGGAGACTTTAAAGATAATCAATGCTATAGTAGTAGGGGATATTTATTACGTATTTACAGACACTAGGGTTGTTAAAATGGATTTCGGTCTTAACCACCCAGTCATAACTGAAATGGATATTACTAATTCATTTGGTGCTGTAAGGGACAACCAACTATATTTTGTAAATAATTCTCAGTTGTATAAAGCCTATGACAGCCTAGAATATGGCACTATGTTAGTTAAAACGGTTAAATTTATAGGAACATCTATGGATATATTAAAGGAATTTAACTACGTTAATATCGTATTAAAAGGTAATTTAAATGTAAAAGTATTTATTGATGATACATTAGTTACCGAGCAATCTTATAATGTCCAAAAACCTACCGTAGCTAATATAGGTATCCCAGTAGATTTCAACGAAGGGTTGTATATACATCTGGAAATTAGCGGTGAGGGTCAGATATATAGTTATAGATATATCTTTGATAACCGTAACTTAAGATAACTTTAAAGTATCTTATGATATAATACAATTAAACTAAAATAACGGAGGCTTAAAAATATGAGCTGGCTTAATTATATAGGAGCAGGTATCGGTTTAGCCCAGGCTGGAGCCGCTATTTACGGTGCCCATAAAGCTAATAAGCTTGGTAAGCAACAGCTAGAAATGGCTAAAGAACAGCAACAAGCGGCAGTCCAGCGTGATGCGGAACGCAGGGCTATTTACGGAGATTTGGAGCAAAACTTAGCTAACTATTACACAAACTTAACACCTGAGCAAAGGACTAACCGTAACCTAGATAGGTATGACAAGCAGTTTAAAATGGCACAGGATAAAGTCCAACAAAACATAGCTCAACGCGGGTTAATGGGTTCAGGTATTGAGCAAGAAACACTAGCTCAAATGGAGCAAAATGCTATAAACGATAGGTTGAATATAGCAGAACAAGCCGAGCAGTCAGTGCGTAATGAGCAGATGGGCTTCTTAGGTTATGCTTCTGGACAAGGTAATATAGCCGCTCAATCCTTAGCTAACGCTAACGCACAATCTATGGGAGCTATGGCTAACCAGCAAAATAACTGGAATAGAATAGCAGATATGTCGGGACAATCAGCAGGTAATGTATTTGGTGCTTTAATGTATAACTATGGCAGAAATGGTGCTAATATGTTTGGAACTAATGACAGCCAGGGTGGCTCAAATAACTTCGGGTTTTAAAGGATAAATAATGTGGAATTTAGGTAGCGGTTTTGCTCAAGGTGTATATGAAAACCACCGTGGGCTAGACGAAAAGCGAGAGTATGAGGAGCTATCCCAGCAAAGAGAATTAGCTAGGCAAAGAACACAGCAAATTATGGATAAAGATAAAATCCAAATGGAAACAATGAAATACCAGTTAGACGCTCTTAGAATGGAAAATTTAAAAATGGCTGCTGGTAATGAGAAATTAAAAATGTCCGAACGTTTTACAGATATTGTCAATGCTGTAACTAATAACAGAGGTAAGTTTAGGACTGATACACAAGAGGAGATAGATGGTAATAATTTACCAGAAAATTTTGATAAAACTAAATATACTTATGACCCTGCAACTAATAAATACAGAGGTGTTAAAACTGAATATACAATGCCTAAAGATGTAGAGCAGGCAGTAAATCAATTTAAACGTGATGTAGTTATAGACCCTGATGGAAGCAGATGGATAAATGGTATTATGGGAAATGCTCCTGACAATCCAGTCATAGATGTTACATATAATCCTGCTAAGGAGGAGATGGTATTTATGACTAAGGATGGTAAAGAAAGACATATGCAATTAGATATGGTAGCTTATGGTCTAGGGTTTGATAAACAAATGAAACTAGCTGACATAAATCGTATGAACGAGGATATGGCTAGGTCTAAAGCTTTATACGAACTTGAAAATAAAAAAGCTGAAGCATATAAAAATACAGCCGCAGGTGATAAATATAGAGAGGAAGCTAGATATGTAGGTATGGACGCCCAATCTCGTATGGTAAATGCTCACGCTAATGAGGTAGCTTCTCAGGCGGCAATGATAAGAGCATCTAGTATTGGTTTAGGTAGTAATATGACTGCCGCACAAATTAAAGAGCAAAATAGGCTTAGATTAGAGGAACAAAGAAAAGAGCTAGAAGGTAAATCAGATAAAGAATTTTATGAAGGCTATCAAAATAACCCAGAACTTATGGAGAAAGATTTACAGAAAAATGGAGCTATGCGTCAAAACTTAGCTAATGCCACAACATCAGCATTAATAGTTAAGGAGATGAATAAATTTGAAGCAAGGGCTAATGTTTTAATGAAACTAGCTAAGTCAGCTACCATAGATGATAAGATTAAAGGAGAGGTAGCTAAATATTTCCCTGATATAACTCCTGCTGATTGGAACGATAGAGCTAAACTTATGTCTGAACTAGAAACCCAAGCTAAGCAAATAGCCGCCAACCAAATTAAATTATTATCTGGTGCAGCCTTTACAACAGAGGAATTTAAAAACCAAGTTGATGCTTATTTAGAGGGTATAAATAATCTTAAATCTGTAGATACTTGGGCTTCTAGTTTAAAAGCCCTTAAAAATCAATGGGCAGCTAACGTAGCAGGATATGATGGTCAATTAAATAAAGCACAAAAGAGATTTGTAAAAGGGTTAATTGAGAGTAGTAATGATGAAGCGGCCGATATTATGAATACTATATCACAGAGTGCTAATATTAGCTACCTCAACGAAGCTATACAAGAAATGAAAGGTAAATCTCCAGAGGAACAACAAGCTTGGTATTCTGGTCTAAGTCCTGAAATGAAAGCTACTTTAAAAGCAATGCGTGAAAAGGATATGGAATGAGTGAGAAACTATTAGAAAAAGCTAGGGAATATTTTGAATACGCCACTAATTGGCATAGTGAGTGTAGAGAGGAAGCTAAGGAGATTATAGCTTTTAACCACAACCAACACTATACTATAAAACAGCTTAATACCTTAGTTAATAGAAAACAGCCAGCAGAAACTTTTAACATTATAAAATCATATAAGCGTGTTATTAGCGGTTATCTAGCTTCAACTATATCTAACATAAACGTTAAGCCTGTAGGTATTGAGGATATAAACATAGCTTCAGTTGGGCAAGATATAGTTCAATATACGCTAAGAATATCAAAATTTAATCGTATGAAAACTAGGTTAATAGATGACTTATTACTAGCTGGTATTTGTGCATTTGAGATAAGAGTAGAGGACACTGGTAAGAAAGATGAATTTGGAACTAAAGACGTTCAAATTAAACTACGTTATTTACCTTGGGACGAAGTTATCCCAGACCCTAAATCTCGGGAGGAGGATTACTCCGATGCTAGATATATCCACAAATATAGATGGATATCTGCCCAAGATATAGATGATACTTGGCCAGGTAAAAGCGAGGAGATAAATAAGTCAGTAGGATTTGTAGGCATAGATAACCCAGATAGTGGTAAAGCCTACAAATACAAAATGAACGATAGTTTCTTAGTTATAACTAGCTACCTAAAAGAGGACGGCAAGATTTGGGAGCTAGTTTGGAGTGGCGATACGCTATTGGAGAAAACTGAAGTAACACACCTACAAAAATTCCCCATTATGCCTATCTATCTTGAGCGTGATGAAAAAGGCTTTTACGGCATATTTAGAGAAGTTCTTGAAAGTCAGAAAGCTATTAACCAAGCCTTAATCCAAATACAACTATTAGCTAACGTTAATAAAGTTTATATTAACAAAACGGCAGTTGATAGTGTCGAGGAATTTACTAAAGTATTTAATAGGGTTAATGCGATTATACCGATGAAAGATATTCACGGCGTTAAAATAGATAATCTAAATGGTGATGTAATAGCTCAATATACTATTATAGATAGGTCGCTACAAAGGATTAAAACTATCCTAAATCTAAACGATAGCTTCTTAGGTATGATGGGTTCATCAGCTTCTGGTCGTCAAATTAAGCTACAACAAAATATGACAGCAAGTGCCTTAAATTATATTACATCTAACATAGAGTATATGTATGAGTGTATAGGTATAAATATCCTAGATTTTGCTAAGTTATTTTATAGAGCTTATAAGATGATAAGAATAGCCGACCAAAGATCGGGAGATAGGTTTATAGAGCTAAATAAGCCGTTCTTAATGCCTAATGAGGAGACTGGGCAGGAAGAAATAGTTATTAAGGATATAACCTATGATGACCACGGTAATGCTACTATAATCCCTTGGATAGAGAAAGAAACTCAAATCGAGTTTTTGGAGTATGATATTGAAATAACCACAGCTAACTATAACGAAACGGACGACATAGAAAAACTACAGCTTGACCAGCTATTATCAGGACAAGCAGGTAATTTCTTGATGAATACCGACCCAGCTAGTTATGGTAAAGTAGTAGCTTTAAGTATGCGTGCAATGAAAACCCGCAACAGCGAATACATAGCTGACATATTTGAGCAAGTGGCTAGCAAACTTGCTGGAGCTGAAACTAGGGACCCACGAGATGCTAACGGCGGTGCTGATGTAGGAGCAGGTGATATGGGTTCTATAATGTCAGCTATAGGTATGAGCAATGACGCCGCTCCAGACGGCTATAATAGACCACAAGAATAAGGATAAATAATGGCAGATAATTTAGCTTGGCTAGATAACTTAATAGCTAATGATAAACCAGCAGTAAAAGATACTAATATAGCAGGGACTAATGAAGCAACTACACCTGCTATAGCTCAGCCAGCTGTAACTAAACCAGCTACAACTAAACCTACGGAAGCAGCTCCTAAAAGTAATGATAGTCAATTAGGTTGGCTAGATAACTTAATAGCTAAT